TTTAGCAGGATTGATTTGACGGGAGAAAAGTTGTCCGCGAGGTCTCTTGCAGCGCGGATAAGCGAGTATCTTTCTCTTGTTCCTGACGTGTCTTCCGCGCCCGAAATGTTCCTTGAAATCCCTCGCTTGTCACTTATCAGAGCCGAATCAAATCTACCAAAGCTTCGCAGCCTTGACTGCTCAACCATCCTGTTGAGTGCCAGTTTAGGCGAAACAAACGAAAGTGCTTTCGTGATAATATCTGGTTGGTTCATGGTCTTTGGGTCGGGAATGTTGAAACGAATCTTTTTACACGATTGCCTGAAGCGGAATCAATCGCTGCTTGGAGTTCTTTGATTGTTTGCGAAACTTCGGCCAAGTTTGCTCTTGTGAAGCTGCGCCCTGCGATGCTGTAAGAAGCTCCCGCGACTGCGATTGCCTTCAAGCAAGCTATGAAATCCGTTTGCAATTCCTGCAAAGTTGCAAGCGGCAATCCAAAGAATGATTTTTGTAGCCCCATTTGTTTGTGTGTTATGTCAATTGCGTCCCTGTTCAGTAATCGCAAACAGCATTCAGTGCGTCAAGCATTTTGTAGCCCTTATTCAGTTCATCAACGATATGTTTGCTGCGCGATTTCTCTCCCCGCACAAAATCAATCTTTTGCCAGAATGATTCCGATGCCGAAATTGACTTGCTGATCTTCTGCCTTCCTTTTCCTGATCCTTTTTTTCTGCCTGACCCGATCCGTTTTCCACCACTTTGTTTTTTCATTTTTCAGTTTTCTTTCGAAATTTCCCATCTTCCCAAGTCCATGTTTTTTTAGGCTTTTCGTCTTCGTTATTAGGCGACCAATTTTCTTGGTCTGATTTTGCTGAGTTGCAATCTTTGCAAGCAACAACGCAATTTGCGATGTGATCTAATCCGCCTTTTGCTTTTGGAGTTATATGATCGACCGTAGGCATCGGCCCATCCCAACCATTAAAACAGGTCTCGACTCCACAATAAGCACATTTCCATCCGTCTCGTTCAATGATTTTCAGAATGCGCTTCCCGCCGACCGGAGGCATTAAAGTTTCAAAAGCCGATGCGATTTTTTTCCAATGGTCACGCTCGCGCTCAAGTTCGCGAGCAAAATTAACATGCACAACCTGTGTCGGCATTGCGTTTCCTCTAAGCAGTCCCTCACATTGTGCAGAATCCGTCTCTGGTGTAGGTCGGTCGCTCATTTTGTTTCTTCCGTTACAATGCCATTAGATTCTCGCTCAAATCCAGCATAAAAACAAGCAATCTTGGAAATTGCCTGTTTAGTGCATCCCAGATAGTGTGCAACCTCGCGCATGCTATGTCCCGCTGTCATAGGATGTCCGAGAGCAAACCCCACGCCCCAGAGCGTCTTACTGCGCGAGTAGCCATTCGCTGCGAAGAAGGTGAGAAGACGATTTGCATTTATATTTTGTTCAATCTCAACTCGAGCTAAGACCTCATCGCGCTCTTGCTTGTATCTTCCGCCCATTGCCGCCCACTCGTCTCGCTCTTTCGTAATTCTCTGGATTTCGGATTCTCCATGCTCGGCCAATGCGCGAATCGCCTCCCTCGCCTCGTCGCGCTCGCGTTCCAACTTTTGAGCAAAATTAACATGAACAACTTGAGTTGGCATTGGGTTGCCGCGAAGCAGCCCTTCATGTTGCGCTTCATTTGTCTCCGGTGTGTTGCTCGATGAGAAAAACTCCGCTACGGGGTTATTGTCAGCATTTGTAATGATTTCAATTTTCATTTGTTTCCCCCTTGAGTTGTTCGTATCTTTCCTTATAATATTCCGATTCTTTCCGCGCCTCGTCTCGCTCGCGCTCCAATTCAGTTAAGTCAGATAACGCGGAATTTCTGGCAATCACTGTTCGCTCTATTATTCCTCGACATACTTCAATTTGCTCCCTCGCCTCGTCACGCTCTTGCTTTAGCTTTTGATTTTCAAGAACCAATTCAGTTATTGTTGCTTGCTGCGCTATTTTTATATCCATTTTGCCTCCTTTACTTCTTCAATGTTGATTCCTAATTGTTGTTTTCATTCTCGTATGCAGGTTATTTTTATGCCGTAATGCCATCCGACAACTTCCACCTTTGCTCCTAACTTGGCTCGGAGATGGTCAGCAAGGTCTTCTTGGAAGATTTGCTTTGGTGCGGATGCGAGGATTTCTATTAAATTTTCAACGATGAGCGTATCATTGTTCGTTATTTTGATCTTGTATGTGTCGATCAGTTTCCCGTTCGGGCAAGCAGCTCGGTGCGTAGTCTCGTAAATGTTCATAAAGTGGTTTGCTATTTCCGCAACTTGGACACGACCAGCCCCACCAATCATTGGTTGGGCCGCTCATTTCCTCGTTACATTCGTTACATATCATAAAAACTGCAATTGTGGCCTATTATCTCCTCCAGTAGATTGCTGAAGATACCTGTGTAGTTCTTCTAATCGTTCTTCTCCTCCACGAACCCATCCAGTCCCATCGCATGACTCTGCTCCAGCCTCATGTGCCATCCAAAGCAATCTTTCGGAGTTTACTCTACCGACATGAACTCGTTTGAAGTTTTTAGTCCATTCATATAAATTTTTCCATTTCCATTCAGTTGATCCTCCAACAAAAATAACTTCTGCGTCTTCTGGAACATCTGATTTTGTCATTCCATCTTGAACAGCAAATGCAAGTGGAACATTGAATAATATATCTCTAATTTGTTTAGCCCAAGGATTCCATTTTTCAATTGTTGCCTCTCTATTTGTAACAACATCTGGGACTACAATCCATAATGGTTTATGTTGTGCTGTTTTTGTTTTTTCTAAATGATTCAAGAATTTATCTTCATCCCAAGGTTTGTTATTTGCCCACGCTGGATATGCTCCATTATCAATTGCGTATGGCATCCATGATGGAGGTTTGATCCATCCATCTGGAGACAGCAACCATCCTATTCGATTGGGATATTTACCTGCCATAAATCCAACTTGGATTCCGCTATTATTTGAAGGCATTACAATCATCCTGTTTATTCGTTGTCTGCAACTGATCGTTTGAGATTGAAAATCCCCTCCAAATCTGGCTCGTTCTGCATAATCAACCGAGCGTAAAATGCCCTGTATGAATTAGACAACTTGTAATCATCCTCGCTGTCTGTTGCCAAATAGTATTCCCATCGGAGAACCTCGTAAAGCATTCCGATCCCTGTTTGTGCGCCCTTATTCTTGGTTCTAAACCGCCGCGCTAAGGCAACAAGTGCGGCATACACCTGAGGATTGGAGGCATGGAAGATTTCAAACTTGATTGCAAGTTTCGTCTTCTCGTAAAACTCAAATTCAAATTGATCTTTCATTTTGTTTTTTTATCGAACCATTTTTGAAAGTGACCGAAGTCGCGGGGTTGGGTCACGCCTTTATTTTCGTTGCAAACATCGCACTTGCCAAAGTGCCATGTTGAAATCCGTTCTTTTTTTGTGCCGTGCTTTGTGCCGCATTCCCAGCAAGCCCATTGAGGGTAATTTTTCATATCCAGAATAGCCCTGTTTCAAAGACGGTTTCGGTGATGCGCACGATGTCGAAATGCATCTCGCTTGGATCTTCCATTCCGCTCTCACTTATTACGATGGAGTAAGTGTCTGTCGATTCCTCAAATTCAATCTCAGCGTCAGGATATTCGGCGAGGATGGCTTTTGTGTATTCGCGTTCAAGCGATTCTTTAACCTCAGCGAATTGCTCGTCGGTGTAGGTCGCGTTTGGGTCGATGCTGCTTTGGTCGTGGCGGATTGTGATTTTCATATTTATATTTATTTTTTATTGGTGTTCTGGGGAGAACAAAGCTTGAGCGGGGATCGAACCCGCTCTGGTGGTTGTTAGTCAGTAATCAACGCCCATGTTTCTTGATCTGGAAAAGCCTCATCATTGTCTCCGAACATAAGATACCTGCTGTAGGTTCCGATCTCTGAGGATGTAAGCCCTTCAAATTGGAAGCGGCCCTCGGCTTTGTTGTTTTTGATGATTTCTTTGATTTCTTTGATTTTCATTTTTTTCTATTTTTTGGTTTCTTCATTGGGAGTTGTTCCCTTTGATGTTTCTAATCTCTCACAGATTTTGATTTCGGTAAAGACTTTTTTTCAAAAAAAATTCCCCGCCCGCAAACCCTCATAAACACTACGCCTCCGAGCCTACAGGCAAAACTCCAGCCAACATTGCCGATGCGATTGCGATACATTCGCAGTCCCAAAGATGGTTCGGCCTCCCGCCAATCCGCACCCATCTTTGCTCGACCTGCTTTGTCTTTGCGTTCACAATATCTTTCTTCATCTCGCTCAACATTTGCTTGCGGTAGTTGTCCGAAACGTCTTTCGGCACCTCCCATTTCAATGTTGCATCAGGCTGACGAAGCGATGCCAGCTTGTCCTTCACCTTTTCGTTGCTGTAGAAAAAATAGGCGCACTTCAGCCCATCCGATCCCGCTTGCGCTCCTTCAATTTTGGAAACGAATCGGCGTGTCCTTCTTCCCCCTTCCATATGATAAAATCCGTCTTGCCCGGATCCGTGCGAGGCGGTCCAGTTTCTACGTGCGCACTGCTCATAGACCAAAGGTGTATCATAGCCAGCATCAATAACCACGCACCTCGGCTGGATTTCAAACTGCGATTGGATTGCATCAATGGTCTCCCAAGTCAGCGGCCTGGATTCGTGCAGCAGCATTGACGACCCATCAACTCTAAACGCCCGAACGATTGCCCAGAAGTGATCCCGCTGTTTATCCACGCACAGGAATCTCCGATGCTCGCCATCTATTTTCTGCCCCTCCAAAAATTCAGACTTGGAAAAGTCGCCCACCGATATTTCTGGCAGATCGCTCGTGATTTCATTCTGCCAAGTTTGAGCCTTCCGTTTCTGGACGAATTGTTTTAGCGGTTCGATGTTCCCGCTGTTCTTTGCCTCATTCGCCTCAATCCATTCTTTCACAATTGTAAACCAAGGAATCCACCAGACGGCATACGCTGGATATTCGTAAGATTTATGTCCCCGAATCGGATGCGGGTTCAACGATCGGTAGCTGGATCGCATGGACAAGTCCCTGCGCACTGCTGCCGTGTCCTGATATTCGTGCTTGCAATGCTCGCAAACCATCCGCACCGAGTCTTGCACGTTGTCCCAATAGACATTTCCCCTCTCATCCCTGTCAGCGACGTATTTTATCGACTCGAAAAGATATCGCTGCCATTTCCCACATTGGAAACATTCCCATCCCCACGCTTCCCTTGTTCCGCTTTCCCACTCAACGTCCGCTTCATGCCCTGCATCCCAACCTTGCGAGACAAGAATCGTCTTGCGATTCCATCTGTCGTGATGCCGCGCCTTCAGTTCTTTAATCATCCCGCCCTTCCACCGCCACACTTCGTCACCGATGCAGTAGCGCATGGATTTTTCTTGCAAATTGGTAATGTTCGCCCCGCCTGCAAAAAGAACCATATGCGGGAACAGGATCGTCGTCTTGCGCAGCGCGTGCCTGTCTTGAGGGAAAAGTTCCCTGACAGGTTGGCACTCGTTGAAAATTGGAATCAGTCGGCTTTCGGTCCAATCCTTCACCATGTCGTCAGTCTGGCCGACAAACAATGTCGGCCCTGATTTCTGAGCGACAATAAAACACGCAATCGTTTCCATCATTGTCGTCTTACCTCCACCAGTCGGGGCGCGAAGAAAGATTTGCGTTGTCTCGTCATCACTTGCCGCCAACAGCGGAGCGTTCAGCCACGGTGCAACGCTCGGATCAAAGCGCGAAGCCCGATCAGAATTGGGGAAATTAACATTCTCGCTTGCCCAATCCAAAATCGTTCCCGGATACGCAAGCTTGATGCCGGCCGCAATGCCTTCAAGTAATGGGTTAATCATACCTTGAGAAGCTCCCCCTGCATTTCTCCCAAGATGCCCTGCACGCGATCATTCAGTTTCTTCCTCAACTCCACTTCACCCAACCCTGCTAATGCTCCGCTGGCATCGTTCACAAGCGCAGAAAGCTTGGCCGATAGGATTGCACCGAACCTAATTCCTGCTTCCCGCACTTCCAGGTTCTTCACATACTCGCCTCGATCAATTGCGAGCGCATATTCAATCCTATCGCATTCCAAGAGTGTTTTGCGCAGCTTTGCCTGTTGGATGTTCTCCGGTGCGGTATCACCTCGCCCATGCGTTTCGAGCCAGTTCTTCCGCCACTCCGTAGCTTCCTCTATGCTGGTCATCGGCATCCCCTGCCTTACCATTTTATGGATATTAGGCTGCGTCATCCCCCACGCCTTCGCCAACGCAACCTGCGTGATCGGACCCGCCTGCTTTGGTTGCCTCTCCTTCGCGAACTCCTCCGCCATCTTTGCTTCGCGTGCCGACAGCGTCTTGCCATCCTTCAGCTTTTGCAGGATGTTCTTGAACTCGGCCTCGCGGATTTTGCGCGAGAGATCGGGTTCGGGCTTGGCTTCGACTTTGGGTGCGCGTGGCATTTTATGAACTTTCAATAATCCATCCGGCAAAATCTCCGAATCGAAAAATCTCGGTTGCTGGTTCTATTTCTCTCGGGTTGATCGGTCGCTGGATACCGCCAAGGGATAGCTCTTTTGCCAATATCTCGCGCGCGTCTACGCCTGCCGCTGTCTTGCCTGCGAGGGCCAGCCGCCAGAGGACCGTGGCGACATAGCCTGTGGCCGGTTCGCACTTGTCGAAAACAATGATCGCCCCGCCTGGGCGTATGCGAGAGCGAAGCCGCGCGATAAACTCCCCGCGCTTGGATGGCGGGACAAACATCAAGCACAGGAACAAAACGGCGAGGTCGAACGGTTGATAATCAAACTCGGCGGCGTCTGCTATGATGAGGCTGCCGGGGCCGCGATAGATTTCCGCCATGGCTGCCGAGTTATCTATCGGGACGATCTCGGCCTTGCGGGCTGCAAGCGTGTCCGCGATGGCATTCCCCACATTCCCCGTGCTGGCTCCGATATCATAGACCCGCCCGCCCTCCGGTATGTAGTGCCGCGCCACATGCGCGACGACGCCTGTCGTGAGGTCATACCAAGGAAGCTGCTCGCGCACATGCCGGTCAAAGTCTCCGGCGACATCGGCGGTTTTGAAAGTCCAGTCGGTGGGGATTGTCATAGCTTGCGGAGGATTTCATCGCGCACCGTTGCCGCGATGTGCGACATCATGACGGGAGGGACAGCACGCCCGCAGCGTTCCCATTGCTGTGCGTAAGTTCCCTTTAGAATAAAATCGTCGGGAAATCCGCAGATGCGTTTGAGTTCGGCGATGGTAAACTTTCGCTTTTCATGTGGGTGCGTAATGCCAGCTGTCGAGCTATTGCCATGCGATCCGCACACGGTCGGGCTTGGCTTGTCTGGATCGGTCCGCACGAGATTGAAGTATTTGTCGGACTGCTCGCCGGGCTTTAGATTGTCCCACTCCGCGCCGATTGCGTAGCGGCTGATGTCGGTTTCAGCTTCGACAATACAGCAGTCATTTCGCTTTGCGCCTATTCCCAAGGTAGTGATAGTCGGTGAAGGAGTTTCAGTAAAAACACGGTCTGGTTCGTTGAATACCTTTGTCTGTCGTGCGTCGACAATCCACGGCAGCGCATCCCGCACGCTGTAGCGATACGCGAGCGGCTTGGGATGAACTGGGTCCAGCCCGAGGTCTTCACGGACGCCGACGAAGATTGTTCGCTGGCGTGCCTGTGGGACTCCGAGCCATTGAGCATCGAGGACTTTGCAGCTCACGCGATAGCCGCAGGCTTTAAGTTCTTTGAGGATTTCGAGGAAGTAGCCTTTTGCCGTTCCTTTGATGAGTCCGCTGACATTTTCAGCGACAAAGGTTTTCGGCTGAATCCCGCGAATCATTCTTGTGAACTCGAAAAAGAGGTCATCGGTGCGTTGCTCCTTGTCGCTGTATTTTTTGACCTTGCCCCATCCGGCTTCGCGCTTGCCTGCGGTGGAGAAGGAAGCACACGGAGGCGAGCCGTCGAACAGATCAAGCTCGCCGGGTTTCAATCCGGTAGCCTTTAGAATATCCTCGGGCTGGACTTGGCGGATGTCCCTACCATCGACAATCGTGTAAGGCGCGGCATTGGCTTTGTAAGAATCACGGGCTGCGTCGATAAACTCAGAAGCCCAGAGGATTTTGAACCCTGCCATGCGGTAGCCTGTGGACGATCCGCCGCACCCGCTAAAGGTGGACGCTGCCGTGAATCCATTCCAAGGAAGCGAACGGATTTCTTCCATGCTTGGGACTTTGTAGGGAGGTTTCATTTTGGTTTGCCGCTCCACTGGTAGCCGCACTTCGGGCAGCAATAGTTTGTGTCTATATCCTCGCCGACTTCTTGAAAGTCATCAGGCGGATCGGTCTCCGGCGGATTCAGCGCAGCCTCGATCTCATCATCATTGAATCCAGCAAGATCAAGATTAAAATCTGCTTCCCGTAGCTCTGCGAGTTCCAGCCCCAGCATCTCTTGATCCCACCCGCCGCCAATCTCTGCCAGTCTGTTATCTGCTAAAATATACGCCTTCCTCTGCACGTCAGTTAAGTGCCCGAGCCTGATGCAAGGCACTTCGGCAAGGCCGAGCTTCTGCGCTGCCATTACCCGACCATGCCCAGCAATAATGCCGTTGTTGCCGTCGATCAAAACTGGATTGTTGAACCCAAATTCTCTAATCGAACCAGCAATTTTTGAAACCTGAATCT